GCCTCTAAAGGACTCTTGTTGTCATGGTCAATGGTCTTCTGTTCATCATGTTCAGCTTTATATTTCTTTGATCCCTGCCATTCAAGGTGCTCCCATTGACTGTGTGAGATAACTTGAAGCAAGTCTAAACCCTGATACATCACAGAGTCTAAGTCCCTGCAGTCCCCGTCTTCGTCAATCTGACATTGAACATCAACAATAGCAAATGAATCCTCTAATGCCCCTACAAAGTGAAAGGTTATTGTGTCGATTGTCATTGTGTTGGTTCCTTTTTACGTGTTACATGGTTAGCCAATAGCCAATTATCACCTAAGTTTCTAATTGATTTCACCCACTTTAATTGATAGCTTCGCCTTACATGCTCAGGGACATCATAAGACTTGAATAGTTCCCGTGTGTGTTTTAATAGTTTAGTATTCATTGTTTAACCTTTTTAAATGTAACAGTTTTACCTTGTTGTTTCTCGAATAGAATTTGAAATTCTGCCTGCTCTTGTGAAAACAGCGTGTGAATCAGCTTTCCCTTGTCATTGTAGACCTTCCATACTGGCTTACCGTCAAGCCTTCCAGTGTCAGGCAGATAATCTTGTTTCTCTTCGTCAAAAAATGACCATCCCTCCCAATGCCTGCAATTATCATCACAGTCAAAGACTATTGAATAATGACGTTTACCGATCATCAAAGAATTATGGTTCCTCTCAAAGCTCCCATGTCCAATGTCACCGCTGGCATACTGCCCATACTTAGGAAATAATACATACCAGTGATTGCGTTCTAAATCGACAATCAATTCTAGTTTATGTTTATATACTTCGACGTTAAAGTGTTTAATCGTATTCATTTTCTATTACCTCCAAAATTGTAGATTCTAAAATGCACCCACTGTCAGTATTAAATTCTGAGTCTGTCAGACACTCTACTTCTTTGAGTGCTTCATACTCACCCTCAGCTTCAATCATATAAGTATTTGTGATCTTAAGATGAACAGTTATTTCAAAGCTTTTCATTTTCTCTTACCTTTCAATAGTTTAATTGACCGTCTATAAAGCTCTGAGCAGGCATCGTTTACCTGATCCCTATACTTACCCTCAGCGACAGTGTTTTGCATTGACTGCATGGCCTGTGCCGCTAGAGTAGCATCATTGATAATGTATCTAAGCTCTTCACGTGTTTTGCTTTTATAGTTATTCATTTTATTTAATCCTTCATTTTATTCCTGCTATAGACTTCAATTCGAGCTTCAAAGCTTTGGCCTCATCGCCCCTAAAGCTCGAAGCATTAGACAGGAAATATAAGACAATTGATCGAGCGTTATCATAGCCATATTTGTCCTCAATTGACGTTAACTCTGTCATCGCTTCTAGATACGGCTTAGCCGCATAATTGACCTTAGGCCATGCTTTATAGATGTCCCTCGCAATCACATACAATGGTCGAACTGTGGTTTTTTCAATAGTGTTTAACATTTTATTTGTTCCTTTTACGTGTCTTTGACACTTATGCTGATTTTAAAATTCTGATAACTTTAGCCATTTTGACACCATGAGCAGGATATGCAATCACTGGGACATCTTTAGAGTAGCAGGCCCGACAGCCCGAACACTTACCTGCATTCTGATATGCTTTGCACAATGTGACACCATCGGGCAAAATGTCAGCATCAGGGACAATAACAGAACCATGCAAACCAGCGATAAAATCACCTTGTACACTGTCACTTGAGAATCTAACCATCACATTAGGTAAGCTTTGCATCTCAGCAAGCACCATAGCGAACTTGGGGAATTTGTGCATACGTGTCGGGAGCCAGTGTTTCACCCATGGTGTCTGTCTCATAACCTCAAGCATCTTTTCAGCAAGCCCCAAAGTATACATATCACCTGAATCAAACCATCGGAAATACCTGTCAGAGTCTAAAGCTTTAACCATATCAGACGCCCAGTCTAATCGTTGCCAGTCCTCCCGATTAGATAACCTTGGAGCTTTAACATTAGGGTAATTGTAGTTACCTGTAGTGGCATAACAGCCCTTACAGGCATCGACCAAAACACCGGGAGACGCTAAAGAACCCGGACAGGTATCGAGTGCCTGCAGTGACCATGAGCGGATGCCATCTAGTTTAGATGTTACTGATATCTTTATCATACTGTTTAACCTTTTTAAAAGATTAGGCCATAGCCTATAGCGTGCGATAGTGCACTACAATGAAGTCTGTCACACTTCATCATGGTAAACTGTCTCCAAAGTGACTTACTTATAAAGTACATCAAAGTATGCGAGAGCACCCCCAGCCAACATAAGGCCGATAAGTACTGCGAAGCATATATCTATTAATTTATCTATCATGATATAACCCTTTTAATTAATGGTAGATATATTTTAGCCCCAAAGAACTGATAATCGAACACTTGAGAATCGACAAGCTTTTGACTGTATTCCCTAGCGGCTTTTATAGTCCTAAAGGTTTTTACCGGTGTTTGACTATTAGGAAAATTCACAATGTATTTATATTTCATTTTATTCACCTTTTGCATATTGTCTTAAAGTCTTAATATATCCCAGCTTATCATTGTGGTTTTGTATATTACCCTGCCATGCCACCACAATTGTTCCTGAGGTTTTGCGAACCCCTAAAAAGCGCCCCTTGTTGTCCTTGTTGCCAGCATAGACCATTTGTCCGGCTTGCACATACTTGAGCAGGTCTGCAGGGATAGCCCATATGTCAAATATAGATTGATATTTCATGCTGTCACCTCGTTATTAAGACACAAACCATAGAGCCACTCTTTAGCGTCTCTTTTGGTGTTAAACTCACGGTCTAATCTAAGGTCATAATTAGACATTATTTCAACAACTTGCCAACTGATTGTGGGTGTTGTTCTACTGTTAAAAGCTTCGTTTCTAACTAGGTAATAGTTACCCTTACGGTCTTGGATAGTGCCTTGACCTACTGTGACTGGTTTGTACCATGATGACATCTAGATTCTCCCTAAGTTAACAGTGCACTATTGCCCTGTCTTGCTATCTATTATCCAGCTGAACCTTACACGAAACTTACAAACACCTGTTTTAGACAATTATTTGCAATATTTAAACCCTTACGTATAAACCCTAATGCTTTTTATGCCCTGAGCCATTTAAACGGCCTGAGAGCGTTTATTCCTGTTTTGCATACTAACCCCTTCGCAAGTGTTATCCACACTGCAACTAATACTTATCCACAATTCTAGGTCTTATATAAGACTTTGCCTGTGCATAACTCATACCCCTAGGAGTATCTTATCCACAGCCCGTGACTAACCTGTGCATAACTATTGTGTTGTATATTAGCAACACTGTATACCCCTAGGAGTATATACTGATACCCGTAGGAGTATGCTTCAAAGGATCCTACATCGCCCTGCACACACGGACTGCGAAGTAAGCACTCACTAACATAGACTACAATGTATCTATAAAGTAAGTACTAACTAACTTAAACTCATAAGTGTACATATGACTTTAGAGTTGCTTGTAAGTAAGCACTAACTAACTTGATAGGGGGGAGGGTCATCTGTGTAGTGATTACTATTGCAGGAGCCTCTGAAGTTCACAAAAAAGAGTATGTGAAGTTCACAAAAAAGGAAATATAGAACAGCATAGTCATCAGAGATAACCTTATGATTTGTAAGGCTAAAGTAGAACTCTAAAGTACAAACCAGACACCCTATGAAAGGGGAACGCTAGTGCTGAACTACAAAGTGAACATATATGTGACTAGAATCACAAAAAAGAAGAAATATATGTGTACTAGACAATAAAAGCTTGACAAATAGACAAAAGTATGATACAATATTCTTCATAGGATATAATTGTGTTTACTAAGAAGCCTGACCCCACTTCTAAGTTAGTCTGAGATGGCTGATATGTACACCCTAGTAGGGGAACATAGTAGTTAAAATACACTTAAATTAAATATTATAAGTAAATTAATATTAATAACTAATATAAGTATCTTATAATGTTATGTCTTAAATAACTTAAACATAATGTCTTAGTACTATATAGTACTCCACTTAGATGTCTCCCTATATAGGATAAAGACGAATGACTAGACCAACAGGTAATAAGAGAGGTCGTACCTCAACTAAGGAACTTAAGTCCATAACTGAGAACCGTAGTGTAGGTAGACCTAAGGGTGATGCAGCCATCATCAATGAATATAAGCTTAGAATGCTTAACTCACCTAAGAGTGCTAAGGTTCTAGAAGCTATTTATGATGCAGCATTGAATGATGAACATAAGAATCAAGCAGCAGCGTGGAAGTTAATTGTTGATAGGATTGTCCCAGTAAGTGTCTTTGAGGCACAGAAGTCAGGTAACAATACACCAACAGTGTCTATCAACATTACAGGTTTAACGTCACCAACAATGGTAAGTACAAGTGACGAAGAGGTCATAGATGTCTGAACGCAGTGCTGAGTTAAACTTCCAACTGCTCAAGTGGCAGCAAAGTGTCTTTAAAGATACTACAAGGTTTAAAGTAGTTGCAGCTGGTAGGCGTTGTGGTAAGTCAAGGCTGTCAGCTATATCGTTACTGATTGAAGGTTTAAACTGTCCTGAAGGCTCAGCTGTGATGTACATAGCACCTACCCTAGGACAAGCCAGAACGATTATGTGGGACTTACTGCATGACTTGGGTAGACCAGTCATCAAAGCAAGTCACATCAATAATCTAGAGATAACCTTAATCAATGGTAGGAAGATACTGGTACGTGGAGCAGATAACCCAGATAGTCTCCGAGGTGTCTCATTGACCTTTGTAGTACTTGATGAGTGTGCTTTCGTTAAAGAAGATACATGGCAGAAGATCATACGAGCTTCACTGTCAGACAAGAAGGGTAGAGCTTTATTCATATCTACGCCATCAGGTCGTAACTGGTTCTATGACATATTTAAGCTAGGTAGCTTTGATGATGAGTCTGAGCAGATTGATGAAGAATGGAAGTCATGGCACTTCACCACTCAGGACAATGAGACTATTGATCCTAAGGAAGTAGAGGCTGCAAAGCGTACATTAAGTTCCTTTGCATTCAAGCAGGAATACCTGTCTAGCTTTGATACTGCAGGTGCAGATGTCTTTAAAGAGGAATGGTTCAAGACTTCTGAAGAACCTAAGAGTGGTAGCTACATTGTAGCCATCGACTTAGCTGGATTTGAAGAGGTTGGCAAGAACGCTGGGGCTTCTAAGAAGAGATTGGATGAGACAGCTATTGCAGTTGTTAAGTTAAAAGATAATGGTGATTGGTGGGTAGATAAGATACAGCATGGTAGATGGGACATCAGAGAGACTGCTGTGAACATCTTAAAGATTGTAAGAGACTATCAACCAACAGCTGTAGGTATTGAGCGAGGAGCATTAAAGAATGCTGTACTGCCTTACCTAACTGACTTGATGAGAAAGAATAACATCTACTCACACATTCAGGACTTAACTCACGGTAACAAGAAGAAGACAGATAGGGTTGTTTGGAGCTTACAAGGTCGTATGGAACATGGAAGGGTATCCTTCAATGAGTCAGAGGACTGGAGTGAGTTTAAGGATCAACTGATTATGTTCCCTACAGCAGGTGTACATGATGACTTAGTGGATGCTCTAAGTTACATTGACCAACTGGCTATAGCTTCTTATAACAGTGACTACGAAGAAGATGAGTGGGAAGTTTATGACAAAATTGCAGGTTATTAATTAAGCAGGTTTACTGCGTAAAGGAGAATGACAATGGCAACTGGTTTGTATGCAAATAGCAATGCAAAGAGAAAACGTATAGCCGCTGGCTCTGGCGAGAAGATGAACAAGGTAGGCTCCAAAGCTGCACCATCTAAGATGGACTTTGTTAACTCAGCTAAGACTGCTAAGCCAACTAAGGCAATGCCCGTTAGAGGTAGCCGTACATATACGAACAAGGCAAAGAAAGCCTCAAAGGGTATGTACTGATATGTCAGCAGGTGCAAAGCATTACTTTAAAGATGGTAAAGAGCATAAGGGTGCTATGCACAAGGATGCCAGTGGTAAGCTGATGTCAGGTGCTAAGCATACAGCTTCTAGTAAACACCTAGTGCACACTAAGAAGAAGAGTAATACCTCTACTAAAACTAAAGGCAAGTAATATGGATGATATTGGCAAAGACAGTCCCTTTGAGGAACCTACAGAGTCTGAGAAGGACTTAACCTCTTGGATTATTGACCACACAGATCGCTGGCGTGACCACAGAGATGCTAACTACATTGATCTGTGGGAAGAGTATGAGCGTATCTTCCGTGGTCAGTGGGCTGCTGAGGACAAGCAACGTGAGTCAGAGCGTAGCCGTATCATCTCCCCAGCTTCTCAGCAAGCTGTTGAGACTCGCCATGCTGAGATCATGGAAGCCATCTTTGGTCAGGGTGAGTTCTTTGACATCCAAGATGACGTTAAGGACATCAACGGTAATCCCTTTGATGTTGAACAGATTAAGGTTCAACTACACGAAGACTTCAAGAGAGATAAGATTAAGAAGTCAGTAGATCACATCGAGCTAATGGCTGAGATATATGGTACTGGTATCGGTGAGATCATTGTTAAGACTGAGAAAGAGTACATCCCAGCTACACAGGCAATCCCCGGTATAGCCAGTGCAGCAGCTATTGGTGTTCAAGAGAAGGATAGAGTTGCAGTTAAAATCAAGCCTGTCAATCCTAAGAACTTCCTTATTGATCCTAATGCTGATTCCATTGACGATGCTCTGGGCGTTGCTATCGAGAAATACGTATCTATTCACAAGATTGTTGAAGGTATTGAAAGAGGCATTTACAAGAAGGTAGACATCTCACCTCAGTTTGATGATGATAAGTTAGAAGCTACTCAAGACATCCGTAACTTTGAAGACGATAAAGTTAAGTTGTTAACTTATTATGGTTTGGTTCCTCGTGAGTACTTAGAAGACTTAGAAGAGGGTGATGAGAATGAAATCACAGACCTGTTCCCAGATGACTCCGTAGCTGATAACCACTCAGACTTGGTAGAGGCTATCATTGTGATTGCCAATGACTCTATCTTGCTCAAAGCTGAAGCTAATCCTTACATGATGAAGGACAGACCCGTCATTGCCTACCAAGACGATACAGTGCCCGGTAGGTTCTGGGGTCGAGGTACGATGGAGAAAGCCTACAATATGCAGAAGGCTATTGATGGTCAGCTTCGTGCTCACATGGACTCCTTAGCCCTCACCACAGCACCTATGATTGCTATGGACGCTACAAGGCTCCCACGTGGTGCTAAGTTTGAGATTAGACCCGGTAAGGCTATCTTGACCAATGGTGCACCTTCTGAGATCCTGTATCCCTTTAAGTTTGGTCAGACTGATGGTAGTGCAGTAGGTGCAGCTCAGAACTTTGAGCGTATGCTCTTGCAAGCTACAGGCACAGTTGACAGCGCAGGTCTGCCCTCTAACGTACCCCGTGACGCAGGTGCTGGTGGTATGTCAATGGCTATGGCTGGCATCATCAAGAAGTACAAGCGTACATTAAGTAACTTCCAAGAAGACTTCATGATCCCGTTCATTAACAAGGCTGCATTCCGTTATATGCAGTTTGACAGTGAGCGTTATCCTTCAGTTGACATGACCTTCATTCCTACAGCTACCTTGGGTATCTTGGCACGAGAGTTTGAACAACAACAGATGATTGGTTTGTTGCAGACACTTGGCCCTAACACTCCAGTATTGCCACTGATCCTTAAAGGTATCCTGCAGAACAGCTCATTGTCTAACCGTGGTGAACTGATGAAGGCTCTGGATGAGATGTCTCAGCCTAATCCACAGGCTGCTGAAGCTGCACAGATGCAACAACAGGCTGCAATGGAGCTGGCACAGGCTCAGGTGGCAGATTTGCAGTCCAAAGCTCAGAAACAGTCAGCTGAAGCTCAGAAAACCATGATGGAAGCTCAGATGATACCTGAAGAGCAGCGTGTAAAGCTAGTTCAAGCAGCTTCTACTAACCTAGATAGCGGTGATGACTTTGAAAAGCGTCTAAAACTGGCTGACATGATGCTAAAAGAGAAGACTATTAACCTGAAAGCTGCTGATATTGCCTCCAATGAGCGTATTGCAAGCCTCCAGATGGCTAATAAACGGATGAAACAGTAAATAGTTAACAAAAGACTTGACAAAGTGTTGTTTTTATGCTACAATAACACTATTGTTAAGTACTACATAGAAGGATAAGCCAAATGGCCCCTGATTTACAGAAATATTACGAAGAAACCTTCAATACGATGAGTACTGAGGGTTGGAAGTACCTCATAGAGGACTTTGAAGAGATTAAGGCTAGTTTAAACAATCTCTCTACTGTCAACGATACACAAACACTATTTTATCGTCAAGGACAGTTAGACATTATTGAATTAGTTTTAGGGCGTAAGGCTGTGTGTGAGAAGGTATTTGAGGATTTAGAAGATGAGTAAACGCATCTATGACTTCTTATGTACCAACGATCACATAACTGAATCGCTGGTTGATAGCGATCATACCACTGCTAAATGTAAGGTATGTAGTAAGGACGCTATCAGGGTTGTATCCTCCCCAAGGATAAAGCTGGATGGTTGCTCAGGCGATTTCCCTTCAGCTTCCGATAGGTGGGTACAAGTACGGGCTGAAAAGCTCAGGCAGGAACAGAAGCAGAACGCATCCCACGAGGGTGACTAAATCTGAATTCATTTATAACACTCCTAAAACCCGTATAGGGCAGGACGAAAGGTAGGTATGGCTCTCATTGACCAAGAAGACGAATTGGGACAAAGCGAATTTGATGCAGTAGAAGAACTACAACAGGCAAGACAAGAGTCTCCTGTTGAAACACAACAACAACAAGTCTCTAATGTTCCCGACAAGTATCGGGGTAAAAGCTTAGAAGACATCGTGACAATGCACCAAGAGGCTGAAAAGCTAATTGGTAGGCAAGCTCAAGAAGTTGGGGAAGTTCGGAGACTCGCAGATGAGCTATTGAAACAGCAACTCTCTCAGAAACAAGTACAGCCTGCAGTAGTAGAGAATGAGGTAGACTTCTTTGAAGATCCTCAGTCAGCGATTCGTAAAGCAGTTACAAATCATCCTGACGTATTAGCCGCTAAACAAGCTTCACAGCAACTTAGGCAGATTCAGACACAAGCAATGCTCAACAAAAAGCATCCTGACTTTGCAGATGTAGTACGTGATGGTGAGTTTATTGAATGGGTTAAAGCCTCTCCCATGAGACTTAATATCTATGCAATGGCTGATGCTAATTATGATTTTGCAGCAGCAGATGAATTACTCACGACATTTAAACAGATCCGCACATCTAAGACACAACAAACCACTGATGCCGGAAACACTGTACGCAAGCAAAACTTGTCAGCAGCGTCTGTAGATGTTGGAGGGACTGGTGAATCATCTAAGAAAGTATATCGTCGTGCCGACCTTATCCGGCTACGTATGACAGA